CAAAACAGATAGCACCTTCCAAATATCATTGGGGGTTTTTTGGTATGTTTCAATGTCGATAAATTCACCCGTTGACAATTCATCCATGTTTGGGATGAAGCCGTATTTGATGCCGTTCATTTTGAACCTGGGTGTGAACACGGGTTTTAATTCCAACATCTTGGAAATCTTAATCACACAATCTTTGAGGATGTCAAACGGGATGGCCTTAACCTCACTAATGGTCAATTCACAAAAGATGGCAACCGATTCCAACTGCCTTTGTGTTTCATCCATGTCCGCCTTCAATTCATTGTACGCCAACATTTGATGTAACTTGACATCCTTCAACTCCGTGGGTACAATGATGGTTTTTGTTTCAATCATATACCCATAAAACGCCAATAATGGCGATTGTTTATACTAACCTTTCGTGAAGGATCGTGTGAACCTGGGCGTGATACCTTTGCATCTCCTTATCGGTTACCAAAATATCCGTAAATTCCCGAACCGATGAAATAATGGTGGAATGGTCAAGGTGTGAAATGTTGCCAATCTCCATGAAAGTCATGTTCAATCTTTTTCGGCAAATGTGGTTGAACATATGACGGGCATACATTGGTTTGCGTTTCCTTGACTTGGTGATGATTTGGTCGGGAGTCATATCCATTACCTCACAAATAACCCGTAACACTTCACCCCATGTGGTGGGGTTATCGTTGATGTCCGTTTTGGGTTTGACAATTTCTTGTTTCAGCAACCGAACTTCGCGGTCATGGGCCATCTTGTTTTCAACTACCAACAATCGCAGTCGTTTTATTTCTTGTTTTAAGTTGTGTATTTCTTGGTAATGGCTTGTCATATCAAACGCAAATATACAAAATCCACACGAAATAAACAATTAACGAATATCGTAGTTTCCGTAATTGGATTTGATTCCAAGTGCCATCATCTCATGATAACGCCATGAATCAATCCCGTGATCCGTTCCAATTGGTGTGTTCATCGTTCGCCCCTGGGCATCACTATCCCAACAATAATTCCGTAATTCTTTAATTAGGTTTGTTGATGTGGATGTAACCAAATAAGATTGGGATTGCATGATTTGAATTCCGTAGTTAATTGAATCTTTGCCCTTGGTTACGCCCTTGATTCTTATTCCATACCTCCGTATCTCATCAATTGATTTTGGTTCGGCACTATCCGCATAAACGGGAACATGGGTGGGTAATGCCCTTGCAATGTCCGAATTGAGCATTCCCGTGCGATATGCGACCTCATCAACGATTCGTTGACCATTGTATTCATAAACGGCAACAATCGCCGTGGGGTCGTTTGTGTAACCGAAATCCACACCACAACCAACCAATCTTGCATCCTCTGGTATTTTATCGATGGTTTGCCAGTTGCTGAATATAACTCCTTGTAAGTTTCCAATCTCACCAAGCCCATACACCCGCCACCAATTAGCCCAATAGTTTGATGTTTCCGCCCTATCCCGTGCCTTTTCAATTTCGTTAACGATTGATTTGTCCAACGCTTCATTGTCTTTGTAGGTTAGTACAATCATTTCCGCATCCGCATCGTTTACCAATTCACTATCCACCCAAAATTCCGCCACGGGGTTGTAATCCAAATAAATGAATTTACGGGTACGGATTGCCATTTGATAGTATGATTCCCAATCAATGTTGTTGCACTCGTTTACAAATAACACATCACGCCTTGCACCCCTCAACTTTTGGGGTTGGTCTGCTGAAAAGAATTCAATGTAACTATCGTTGCTGAATGAATAAGTCCATGAAGATTTGTTCCATTTCAACGGATCAAACATTCCGACCATTTCCATGATTTTAAGGAAGTCACGAATAGCACCCCTCCGTAGGTGGGGGATGGTTTCCGATACGATGCTGATTTCTACCTTTGGGTTTTTAACCGCGTAATCAATTAGCAAGGGGATAATTGAAAAGGTTTTTGAACTACTTGTTCCACCCCTTACAATCCTAACCCGTTTGCGTAACCGACTAATCTTGACCTGGGCCGTTGTTTTCTGCAACATTACAATAATGAAATTTGGGGTGTTTCTTTGGCGTAATTATCAATCAAAGCAAAATTGACATTTGGTGTCCTTGCCCAATCATCGTTTGTATCAATCGGCATTTGTTCGGGTACCTCGTATTTGGATTTGAATATAGTTACATTTTTCAGTTCGTGTTGGTCAATCAAACAATCCAACCTCCCCCCCCGTGATGCGGTCAATGTTAAATTGTTAGGTATTTCACCCAACCTTTTAATCCAATAATTCAATGATTTGGTGTAAGCCCAAAACTCAACTTGTGGGTTTTCCCGTGCAACCTCCAACCACATATCAAAATAATCTTGGTTGTAAAAATCCCCCGCCGCATGGATGCGAATTGCTTTACACCCTTTTGGAATTTGTGGGATACCACCATTTTTTGTGTATTCAAAGTTTTTCCATCGATGTTCCCGTACACCTGGGAATCGTTCTGGCCCCGCTGCATAGCATTTGTATTGCCCCCGATGAATGTCAAATTTCCCCGTGATGCGATCCACAGTTACTTTACACTCCATCGCAAATGGGCAAGTGCTACCCGTGGGCAAGTTCCATTCATAAACCACGCCACGATAGTATCGTGTATTTTTCACAAATTTCATTTGTCTACATCTAAATTGATTCCGTTAAAAATGGGTTTCTCTTTTTCCTCCAACACATTGTGGCTCATGGATAGTTTGCGGAGTTCTTCTTCGCTACTTATCAATTTCATTAACGCCAATTGCAATGTGGGTTGCTCGCTCAAATACCATTTGGAACGCATAGATACTTTGATGTTGGTTTTGATTTCCAACAATGCCTCTTTTATGCTTTCCGATTTTTCCAAGCCCAAGTGGTAAAATGTGCTACTTGTACATGGTAAGTATGCAATTACATCTTGAATAAAAAACAATTTGTTTTTCTTTATTGCGGCGATGGCCGTTGCTTCTAATTCGTTTCTATCGTATGCCATTATTCCAATTTTTTGATTTCTTCTTTGACTTCTTCCCAATAATCCCTTGCACTCAAATACTGCATTCCATAAGGCATCAACTTAATTACATCAAGTATTTCCTCAACACAAATTAACGCACATTGGATTCCCTCGTTGCGTTGTTGTAGCCCAACCAATGTGAATTTGTCAACCAGTTGTTTCGCTTTGTCTTTTGGTGTCATCATTCATCGGGGGTTAGGGGTATTGGCATCCAGTAAACCACATGTAATCTTTGATCCGTGTGATAACAATGCCATTGTTCATCATAGTAAACCGCCACATAAGGAAAACCCCGCACGGTCTTAACCAATACGGGGGTTTCTTCTTGTGGTAATGTTCGTTCAATCTTCCTCCACGCTTTCATGTTCTAATGCTTCTTGGTAAGTGTCGTAAAATGTTTCTTCGCCATTGTAAAAATTTGTTACGAGGTAATCAACTTGATGCCCCATGCAAGAGCAAATTGAGATTCCATTTTCAAGGGCTATGTAAACATAACCCGAATTAGCGTTAAATCCAACGCCCATGATTTCTTCGTTTGCACATTGATTTGCATACGCTTGAAAAATCAATCCCAATCCTTTTGCTTCGCAGTAGGAAATTGAGTTGCCAATCCCCGTGATTTCAATTGTGTTTGTCATATCTGTTCTAATTTTGTTGTTTCAACTTGTAATTTAGTAACGCACTTCTTGTCGTTCATGTAGTGGCAAATTACCTCGGATGTTTTGTCGTTCAATTGTTGTAAAAAAACACCCACGCATTCAATGTTACCGATTGAATCTAACTGCCATTTAACCATTTGTCCTATTTCCATGAAGCGAAGATACATTTTTAATTTGAAATACAAAATAAAAAGACAAATTATTTTAACCCAACGAATGCTTTTAAGGGGTAAAATATCAAACTATTCCTATATCCCCCGTCATGTGTCGGGATAATTGGCGTAACTCCATGAACATTTTTCCATGCGGGATAAACCAACATTGAGTTATCTGCGCTATCCATAACCGCCCCGTAATCGGGAACATAAAGATTGCCACCTTTGGCGTTCAAACGCTTCGTGATGATCACATTGACCGCACCAACGATGTTACCCGTGTCACGATGGAAAGGTGCAGATATATTGTAGTTTGAAATTGAGGAGGTAAAAAGGTTCGCGAACTTCCATTTATCGGGAACTTGCTCAAATAGTTTCTTTTGCCGTTCGTATTGGTCGGGCAATATATCGTGCATGATTGATTCGCTTTCCTTCGCCAACATCAACATTGCTTTGATGAAGGTTTGTGCTGGTTCGGATTGATGAACCGAGGATATTGACGGATATGGGCGTTTCATGTGTGGCTTCGGAGGGATTGAACCCAGAATAGTTGACATTTGGACCGTGCCATTCTTTTTGGCTTCGGCTCTTGTCATTCCTTCTTTGTAAACTTTGGCCATAACATCGCTTCTCTCTAATAATGATTTGGGAACTCGTTTGCTTTGAAATTCTAAATTCGCCAAATTTGCCAACTTGGTTGCTCTTTCGGGCATTGATTTGATATAAAATCCGATTGGCTCTCCGTTCTCATAGAAAATGCAATCTTCGGTAATGTTTGGGGCTAAATACGGGCATTCTTGACCGATTTTTGCTTCATGGGGTTGTAGGGTTAAATCTACGCGTTTCATCGTTTGATTATTATGTGTGAATTTTTTGGTTGACCTGGTTTGTCTTTGAGTTGGACATTCTTCGGGAATGTTGACAACATGATATTGACATCTTTCATTTTGTCATGTATTCTATCTTCTTCACTTCCCAATCCTCCTTTTTCGTATCTTTTGAAATCTATGAAGGTGTAATTCAAAATTAAATTGCCCCCGTATTTATTCAAATGGTAAGCCGAAGCGTAATAATCGGGGATTGTATTAATGATTGGATGGAATTCAAACTCAGTTCTTTTG